CGGCTCCTGAAGCTGCTCCTACTGCGTCTGCTGCTCCTGTAGTAGCACCTGTAGAGCCTGTAGCGGCTCCAGTAGCTTCTTTGGAGCCTGTGGCGACTCCACTAGCACTTGTTACACCAGCCAGACCTGTAACCCCTACGCCACCAACAGCAGCTACTACAGCCCCTGTGCCGCCTACTGGTGAACTAAAAACTGGTGCAGGACTACCGGCTTATGCAGGTGAAGGCAAGCAATATCAACGCATGCCTAAAGAATTTCCAAGCGTAAAAGAAGTTCCCGCAGGGTATGCTTTTGTGCCGGGAGTAGGACCAGGTACGAATACCATTCGCAATCTTGAAACGCAAGAAGGCTACAAAGCCGCAGTGCAATTGCATGGTGGTCCATTTGGTTCACACGATGAAGCTGTGGACTTTATGAATAAATATAACGCTGAACAACGCATGGGACCTCCAGCAAATCGTGAATTGCGTAAATCGCTTGGATTGCCATTACAAGAAAACACCAAAGGCATATCTAGCATGAAAGTCGCCAAAGTGGGTGGCGTTGTGGGCGCAATTATGGCTATCCCCGATCTTGCCAATGCCGCACAAAATCGTGATATAGGTCAAGCTGCTCAAGTAGGTGCAAGTTTCTTGCCTCCTGCAATTCAAGCATTGACATACTCCAAAGGCGCAGGTGAAGGCGAAGATACAGAATTGGCACGTCAACGAAGAATGGCAGAATATGTTCAACGTGCTGGACGAGGTGTGGCTCAAGGCTATGATCCACGAAGACTAATTGGTGTTGCTCCCCCTACGAGGTAATCATGGAATTTCAAGCAATGTTCAACTTTGTCGGTGGCGCTATTCTTGTCGCTGTTGGCTGGTGGTGTAAAGAAATTTGGGATTCGGTGAAAGCTTTGAAAGCGGACATCAAAGCCATTGAAATTGACTTACCAAAAAACTATGTCAGCAAAAAAGACATTGAAAGCCGGTTTGACAAAATTGATGCCACCTTGGAACGCTTGTTTGATCGATTAGAAAACAAGGCTGACAAGTGATCGATCTGATTGCTTCTGCTGAAAGCCCTTGGCCCGGTACTGAAACCAAAACCTTATTGGTTTGCCGTATTCCTAAGACGGAAGCAGATAAGAAGATGGGCGCAAATGAATTCATGGATAAAGATGGACGCATCTGCCGTTGGGTAGTTGTGAACAAACAGTGATTGATCCATTCACAGCCTTTGCAGCGGCTCAGGCAGCCGTTAAAGGCATCCAAGCAGCCATCAAGCTAGGTAAGGATGTCCAAGGCATTGCAAGCGATCTGAGCAAGTTTTTTGAGGCCAAAGACGCTGTTCAGGAAGCTGCCAACAATCCCAAGAAATACAAGTCAGACACTGCCCAAGCCTTAGAAACTGTCATGCATGCCAAGCAATTGGCAGATGCAGAAACTGAGCTAAAAAACATGCTGATTTGGTCAGGCAATGCTGATGTATGGACGGCGGTTCAATTGGAACGCAACAACATCATTCAGAAAAGAAAAAAGGCTGAACTGGATGCGGCTAATGCCAAAGCCAAGAAGCGACAAGAAATCATGGAAGCGCTGAACATGGTTTTTTGGGTTTTGACGTTTGGTTCAGCGATTGGATTGAGTTATTTTTTGACTACTTTATTTTTGGATAGGAGAATGTAATGGAATGGCTTAAAACTGTTGCCCCCACTATTGCTACGGCGTTGGGCGGCCCATTGGCTGGCATGGCTGTATCCGCGATTGCTAAGGCTATTGGATGCGAACCTGAAGAAGTGCAGAACGTCATTTCTTCTAATAAATTGACTGCTGAACAAGTGGCCTCAATTCAACTTGCAGAGTTGGAACTGAAGAAACAAGCGCAGTCTATGAACCTAGACTTTGCCAAGCTGGTTGCAGAAGACAAGAAGTCTGCCCGTGATATGCAGATTGCCACCAAGTCATGGATTCCCCCTGTAATGGCAGTAGGCGTGACTGTAGGCTTCTTCGGCATTTTGGCTGGCCTGATGTATGGTCAAATTCAGCATGCGCCTCAAATCGACATCATGCTTGGTAGCCTTGGCACTGCATGGACCGGCATCATTTCTTTTTACTTTGGTTCTTCTGCTGGTAGCCAAGCCAAGACCGAATTGCTGCATCAATCGGAACCTGTTAAATGAACAGCAACTTTGACAAATCCTTCGACAAAATAATGCAGTCGGAGGGTGGCTATGTATGGGATAAGGATGACGCTGGAGGGGAAACTAACCTCGGAGTCACCATAGGCGCTTGGGGCGCTTATCTAGGCCGTGCCATCCAGCCCGGAGAAATGAAAGCCCTAACAAGAGAGCAAGTCAAGCCATTCTACAAGCAGATGTATTGGGATAAGGTCAAGGGTGACGATCTTCCCAAAGGCGTTGATTACGCCGTGTTTGACTTTGCTGTTAATGCTGGTGTTGGACGGGCTACTAAGTTCCTGCAACGGGCTGTAGGCGCGATTGATGATGGCGTTATCGGTGCGGGTACATTGGCCCTGATAGCAAAAACTGCTGCCAAGACTTTGATAGATAACTTCTCCAAACAGAAAGAAGATTTCTATCGTGGGCTTGCAGAGAAAAACCCATCTCAGCAAAAGTTTTTGAATGGCTGGTTAACGCGATTGTCCCATGTGCATAATGATGCCATAGACATGTGTTAGATTCCGCGCAAATTTGCGGAGCCACTATGCAGCCTAAAATTTCGCGTGAAGAGTTTAAAGATGCTTGGAATCGATTTGGTTCAGTAGCCAAAGTTGCTCAATTTCTTAAAATTGAAGAACGCGCTGTTCACCGAAGACGGCGCAGGATTGAGGCTGATGAGAACCAGCCATTAATTGCTACACATGTTAATGCCAAGCAATATGCATCTATCCAACCGGCTCAAACATCAATCAACAAAATTGAACTTGGCGTTTTAGACCAGACCATTATTGTCTTTTCTGACGCTCATTTTTGGCCCAATGAATACACCACTGCTTATAAAGGGTTGTTGTGGGCAATCCAAGAACTAACACCCAATGCGGTTGTTGCTAATGGCGATTGCTTTGACGGGGCTTCTATCAGCCGCCATGATCCTTTAGGCTGGTCCAAGACCCCTTCAGTCATTGAAGAGTTGAAAGCGGTCCAAACCCATTTGGGTGAAATTGAAGAAACCGCCAAAGCTGCCCGTCACAACTGTAAACTTCTGTATACATGGGGCAATCACGACACCCGCTTTGCCAACAAACTGGCAAACCAAGCACCGCAATACCGCGAAGTCCAAGGATTTAAGTTAGAAGATCATCTCCCGGCATGGGAGTTTGCTTGGTCCGTTTGGCCTACCAAAGACTGCATCATCAAGCATCGGTATAAGTCTGGGGTGCATGCTACCCATAATAATACCGTGGGTGCTGGTATTAACATTGTTACAGGCCATCTTCACTCGCTCAAAGTAACCCCATACGCTGATTACAACGGCAATCGTTATGGTGTAGATACTGGCACTTTGGCAGAACCTTATGGTCCACAATTTGATTACGGAGAAGGAAACCCATTAAACCACAGAAGTGGATTTGTGGTGCTGACATTCAAAAATGGTAAGCTTTTGTGGCCGGAATTCGTCCACAAGTGGGATGAAAATCAGGTGGAATTTCGAGGAAAAGTTATCAACCTTTAGGAGTTTTTATGTTTAATTTTGTAATGATTGTTGGTGAAGTGGACGTTTTCGAAGAAGAGTTCGAAGACGATGAGTTTGATGCGTTTATGGATTGCTTTTCCGAAGACGAAGAGTATGAGTATGACGAGGACTATGAGTGCTATTGCTGGTATGACGAAGAGCATGACGCTTGGTACTGGCTGAACGAAGATACCGGCGAATGGCTCTTGGTTGATGACGAAGAGGCCGATTGGGGTGATGACGAGGAAGAGTACGAAGACGAAGAAGAAGAGACTGTTTAATCGACAGTCTTGGACTTGAGGCGCGGTTTGCTCATAAGGCTCACCGCGCTTTTTTATTTATAGCCTAGCTTGCGTAAGGTTTCCGCAGATTTACGGGGACGGCGAGCATTAGGTGGCTTGATCTGGCCTTTGACGGCTACTGACCACACAGACACAGGGATTACGCCGATCCATTCAAGGATGTAGACATCATCCATTTTTGCCAGCACTTTGCGTACATAGCCAACAGTGATGTCAAGTGCCTGAGCAATCTGAGGAACAGTTAATCCTCCAAGTACGGCTCTTAACAAATTGCGGATTCTGTCTGGCACTTCCGTTGTTTTATCTCCTTCAACTACATTTTCTTTTGTGCTGAACCGATGGTGGTTAGCACACTCATAGCGGCGGTGCTTTTCATTATGGGGTCTACCCCGAGTCTCCAGCACATCAGCCCATGCTTTGCATTGTGGACATTTCACTTTTTCAATCCTTGAATAAATACGGCAAAGCTGTCTTGTGTAGCTTGCCCAAAACCTTTAATTTCACCGATGCGTGATGCGGCTGCATCTAATGCGGCGTTCCATTCTTCCCATTCGCGCTTTGGTGGGGTGGTGTAAAGGGTTCGGACTTCATATGGCCCACTTCCATCGTGGTGGTCTGGAAAGCCGTCATACCAATTAACAGAGCGTGGTGAACGGAATTGATGAATGGTGGTAGTCTCTTGCGCTGGCATAGGCGGGATGATGTAGAGGGGAATAGAATTCAATCGCGGCTCAAACAAGCTAACAACGTCTTGCCCGCGCATATCTTTCCACATCCACGCCACAGGCTCCTGCGCTGGCTGTGCCCTTGCCTCCCACACAGAATTGGCCCACGCCCCAAGTTCTTGACTCTGCTTCTCAATTTCAATACCGGATTGGCTTTGCAATTCTTGTGTTGGCTCCTGCGCTGATTGTGTTTTATCCATTGTTCTTCTCCTTGCAAAAATGCTCGGCGGTTTTGATAAGCCAATCAATGTTTACAGCCTCTTGTTCTTCTCCATCAGCATTGGTTTCTTTTTCGTAGGTCATCAACTTGATGCGATCAATATCCTCATCCGTCAGCCCTACCCATTCGCTCTGCTTGCGCTCTTTCAAACTAGCATCAAGCCATTTGTCTAGCCGTTCAATGTGCAGCATTCCTACAGGCTCTTGTGCTGTCTTTGGTGGGATGGTTCGTTTGTTCATCATGTGCGTCAACAAGGGACTATGTTTTCCGTTTGATTGCACAATGTGCAAAGGCTCCTGCACTGGCTGCACCCTAGCATCACAAGCTACACACCCGTCAACGCAATACTTGCATTTACCATCCTGCGCTGGCTGTGGTGCTGTGTAACCCTTGGGGAATGCTTCGCGGTACTTGATGTACTCCTCATCAAACTCGGAATTGATTTTGTCCATTGCTGCTTGGCGCTTGGCATGGAAGCCGCCTTGTCTGCGCTCGATGTCCTCAAACGCTTCATCTTCTTCTGTTTTCATAGCATTCCATTTTTCAAAGTGATGCAAGTACCTTCTATCAATGTGATAGATGCATTGCCTTTTGCCGCCATTTTTTGCAGGTTTTCTTTTTGACTACTTACACTAGATCGGCATTCCGACTCACGGGTAAAGTAAGTCATTGATTGCATAAACTCACAATTGCCATTCATGCATACAAAAAGCACAGGGATAAATAGGACCTGAATCATGCTATAAAACTCCAAATAATTGCTGCAACTGCTAAACCAATAAAGAAAACGATGAAGATAGTGAACGCTATAAAAAATAATGTAACCATTAAGTCTTCATCTTCTTCATTCATTTTGAAGTTCCTTGTGCTTTTTTCTTGAGATACCACCTACGCGAGTATTCCCGTTGACGGGCTTTACGAAACTCAATCAATGCCCGGTCAGCAAGCGGTGATGGCGGTACTGACAATTGGTTGATGTGGTTGGTCAATTTGTTGACCTGTTGTTCCAGTAATGCAATACGGGCAAATACATTCCAATTCTTCATGCTACTAACTCCTTGTATTCAATTAAACGGCGTTTCAATCTTTCTATGCGATCACGGTGGTAATAAACCATGCTGGCTGCGTAATCCAATGCGGTTTCTGCTTCCAATTGGGACCGAGAAGCTTCTTCCATTTCATTTGTAATTAACTCCACCATAGTCGGTGTTTTAAGCAGCTTCTTTATTAGATACATCATTTTGAATTTCTTTCAATTTAGTCATATAGTGCATGCACTTATTGGCATCATCACTAGCTTTACGGCCCTGACGCATACCGTATTTAATGATGTTGCCTTTAATGAAGCCTAGAAACTCTTCAGGGGTCAAAATTGCTTGCATAACGGTCCAAGGTTGTACCGCCATATCCTTGTAATGAGTCCCATCTATCTGGTATTCATCTGCTTTCATTTGCATTCCTTGGTGAAGATTGAAGCAGGGCTATGACATGGTGGGCAATAATGCGTATATCCCATGTAAAACCCAACAACCACCATAGTGGATGCCAATCCTATTGACATAAAAATAGTCTCAAGCAATTTCATAGCAATTCCTATTCTTTCACAAACACTCCATTTGCCAGCAAAGTGCCTTTGCGGTTCTTGATTACGTCATAGGCAATTTCCATGCAATTGACCAGATTGATGTCTTGCAAAGCGCAATACACAATCAAGCAAACCATCACATCACCCACACCGTCTTGAATGTCTTCTGCGTTGTGTTTGATGGTGGCATCTGCCAGTTCACCCATTTCAGATACAGCTTTCAGTAGCTGAGTCTGGGGATTGCTGTTCGGAATAATCTTCCGTGCCTCTGCCCATCTCACGATGTTCATCTCTACATCTGCATAAGTTGTCATTGGTACTCCAAAAAATTAAGGGGAGGGGGTACTTGCTATCAGGCGGCAACTGCGAATTGATACCCTGCTTTCCCCCCAAAAGGGTGAGGTACTCGCTGCACTGGTCAATTGATTGGTACTAGTAACGGCGTACCACCAGCATCCGCTTTCCCTCGTTAATCAAAAGAAATCGTCTAAATCGTCTACCTTGGTTTTGCGGGTAGGCTGGCTACTCTGCCTTACCTGCTCCTGTTTAGGACGCACAGACAGGCTGTAAAAAGGCGTACCGGCCTTGCTGGTCTTCTTCCATGCGCTGATCCAGTAGTCCTGCCCATCTACATTGATGGAGCCGTTAAGGTCTGGGTGTTTTTCCTCTTCCTTTTTGTCATTCTTGAAGAGGTTGCCTCGGTTGGTGTTGTCGTATTCCATTTACTTACTTTCTGTTGATTCAAGTTTTTCTTTATACGCTTTGATAGCAGAGCGCACCTTTGTGTCAGGTTTCAGTAATGCCCACACTGATAACCGAACTTCGTTGTCGGCAATGGATTCCCATTCGCCATACATTCCTGCCAGATCGCCTTTGTCATGCAAGGCGCGGATAGAGTCTGTGATGTTGTCAATCAGGGATGTGTCTTGCTCAGGCAAGTCTTCACCGGCATAGATGTACAGACCTAGCCCATGCAACGACAACGTTTTAGTCATGCAGCGCATGATGGCTGTGTTGACTGCAAATGCGTCCGGGTTGGTGATGGGCTTATTCCGATGGTCCATGACCGGCAACTGGCACATCATGGGTTTGCCAAACATGGTCACAGTCACAAAGACCATAGCCGTCCCGTTGATGTCCATGTAGCACCTGTCCAGATACTCGCCAAACATTTCTACTTTGAAAGATGCAGAAGAATCTGCTTTGAGTGCTTCGGCCCATGCCCATGCCCATGAAAGGTAAGTCAGATTGCCCTTTTTCTCAGTGTGTTCATTCACATTGAGTTTGAGTAATGTATTAACGTTCATTTGTTGCTTCCTGTTTTTTTGATTGATGTGCTGCCCATTCAATTTCGCCTTCAATAATTGCAGTCTGGTCTTCTGGATACAAATCTTGAAAAGGCACAAAATGGTTCTCTTGGCAGCAGCCCCATTTACCATCTTGGGGTGTGCAGCAATAGCAGCAATACATTACATCGTGAAATTCTTCTTGATACTGTTCAAATACTGATTTCATTGCATTACTCCCAACGATTGTTAATTTGCTCTTCAATGAACTGGATGGTGTCAAAGGGCAGAATGTCCCAAAACTCCACGCCAGCATGCTTGATGCTGACAATGGTGGCATAGGTGTTTTCTTTGGAATCCCAC